AGGAAAAAAGTTGTGCGTTGTCCGGAATCCCGGACGCTTTTTGAAAATCACTTATATTCAGACTCATACAAGTCAGAAATAGTGGTTTTCAGCCCTGCTGCCAACTGTTCCATAGTTGCCAGTGTAGGGCATACCTGACCGGTCACTATGTCACCGATCGTAGACCGGGGAACACCGGTCATAATTGCGGCCTGCCGGATTGACAGGTGGTGCTGTTCCAAGAATTGAGATAATAATATTTTCATGGTGTTATTATCTCTAAAAGTCAAAAAA